GAGACCATTACAGACTGTTTCACCAGAATCATTTGATTCGATGACAACATACGCTTCGTTATAGGTCTTTGCGTACTTGTAAATGATATCAGGGAACAGCAACGGTGATATCATATTGTCACGGAATACCGCAACCTGCTTAAATGGTTTGGTCGACACGTCAATGATATTAAAGGTCGAGTAGTCTCGTCCGCGGCCCTTTGCCACGTCGACGAACATCATATATTCAGAATCTGGATTTGGTCGCTCGAATACCCTTACCGAATCCTGTTCATATATCGGATTCTGAGACTTGAGTTTCAGCAGCTTGTCACCAGAGATGAGCGTGTTACCTGAACCCAGGAAGTCATTGCCATATTCCTGTTTAAACTGAAGTTCAGATGTGTTGGCAATTGTTTCTTGTTTCCATTTCTCGTCACGACCCGGCACGTCCCACCAGTCAATCCGAAACGGTTTAAAGTTATTCGTCTCTTGGACAGCACCTTCCCACAGTTTGTGAAATACATTACCAAGACCGTTTGCCGTGGACGTAACGATGATCTTGGTATTTTTACCCGACGAGATAACCGGATAGGTTGATGTATAGAACTCTGCGTCATTCTGGACAAACGCAAACTCATCAAGGAACAATAAGTTCACCGAGAAGCCACGGATTGATGATGACGATGTAGACGATGCAATAATCCGAGAGTTATTCGAAAATTCAACCGAGGTCTTGTTTAGCGCCTTACATCCAGGCTGAAGGAAGAATGGTAAATTTTCAAGCGCTAGGGTAACACGCGCCAGCATTTCCTTCGCAGTAGCACCCTTGTTCGCAAGGATTGCGACTGTTTTCTCTGGATTGAATACCGCATACCATAGGAGGAATACGACAGACGAGATCGATTTACCTGACTGTCTACACGCTAGGACAATCGAGAACCGATTATCGTTGAAGTGCTCGAACATTTGTTCCTGATATGGATATAATGAAAACGGAACAAGTCCGCCGTCGAGTGAAATGACCTTAATATAGTTCTCGGCAAAGTATACCGGATCCTTCAGACACTTTGCGTATTCATTAATCTCATGCTGGGTCCACTCTTGCTCGACGCCATCACGCTTGATATTATTATTACCAAGATATGAGGTCGACGACTGGCCATGCATTCGCTGATCTGACACTATTTAGTCCTCGTCGTCGTGTTCTTGATCTATTACAGCATTCTCTTCCATACGTTTATGTAACATACGCTGTAGATCGGTCGTCGATCCAACATATACATTATTCTGTGTCATATTACCATTAGGTATTTGCTTCTGATCAATCAGTCGGACCTCTTTCTTTTTCTTTTGGAGGTCCATTAATCGATCGGCAACCTCAGCGTTCTGCTTTAACATATTCGAAAGCACCTCAAATGCGCGAGGATGCTCAGATTCACGAGCAAGGTCTAGCATTAGATCAATGGCCTCATCACCTTTTTCGGAAAGATTATAGTATTTTGCACGAGCATAATCATAATCATCGTTAATTTCGTTTTCTTCATCACTCATGGCGCTGTATCCCATATCTCGTCAATGGATTGTACTGTAAATGATGCATTTGATAGTTCACCAACAACGGTTTCACCAATTTTAAATCGGTCGTCGGGAACGATAATACCTATGCCATCATCGGTAATATCTGAAATCACTGCGGTTGCACCAGACGTTGCGCCAAAGACTGATTCGGACATCTGGAAACCGCCAGAAATTAAATCATAGTATAGGAAAGCACGATCGTATAAATTTGGATTATAGGATACATTAATTTTATAATCATCATTCTCACCAGCGTCTTTTGGCGAAATAGTGATTAGAGATGAAGCACCAGGAACTCCGGTTTCTGGCATATTCTTATCCGCAATATCAACCTTTGTTTCTCGAATAATCGGAGCTTCGGAATCGTCTGTAGGGTAAATCGGTCCATAATAATTAATTTTTGTTTCAAAATTTAATGTATAGATTAATGACCGTCGAGACATAAAGTCTCCTTCATAGTCGTCATCCATTGAGACTGAATTCAAAATAAACGGCATATCATTCTTAAAATTATTATCAAGTTCATTTACTGTTACTGTATATTCAGGCTGAAAATACGGAAGAATTTGCTCAAGAATCTGAAGTGCATCCTCGGTATGCCGAGAAATGATAGAGAGCTCAAACCCTAGACGATATGTCGATGGATAATATGTATATTTACGCGACGATGAGCTCGTACCTGGTATTGTATACCGGGTCCCACGCTGGATTCGTTTTGACTCGTCGTACTCGATTGATGTAATTTCGAACGACATTCTCGGTAGCTTAATTGCTAGTTTTTGATCCTCGAGATTTTGTTCGTTCTTTAATCTAGCTAGAAACTTTTGGCGCGGACCATACGATAAAGGGACTTTAATATCTGACATTACCCGACCAGACGCATCACGCTTAATAACATGAATATTATTGAAAAGAGTACCAAATACCGATACTGCTCGTCGCGTGTGTTCGTGATAAAAATGATCCGATAACATAATTAATTATTATCCTTAACTCGTGGATCTCCAAACGGATTAATTTCACTAAAGTCTATAATTGAGCCCGAGTCAATTTCATATTGCGTATTATCTGCATATGCGTCTTGGTTGTCAGGTATATAAAGATCCTCAGAATCGCCAAGCTCATAAACTTTAAGTATAGTCCATCCGGAATCAGAGTCATCATCGTCTCGAATAATATTGCCGCTTTCAGGCATAAACTCATGTACCTCACCGCCGGATGCTTTTACTCCAACTAATTGTAGATTTGCTACACGAGTAACATTTTCAAAACCAATATACTCCTCGGCCTTACGAGTTTCATCGAATCGTGCAACCTCACCACTAATAACTATTCGTTCTCGGCTTGGCTCTGGCGATTTTTCAAGATCAAATGCAACGTCTCCAACATAGCCTAAGCCAGGATTTGTAACTATAATATCTGTGACCACGCCTTCCGTATCTATGATTGCGTAGCCTTCCGCGCGAATACCAGACCTCGGCAAGGGGAATTCCACTATTGGCGCACTTTCATATCCAAAGCCAGGTTCAAGTATCTCTGTATCCTCCACCGACCCTGTATTAATATCAATAACAGCAAGAACTTTTGCTGTTGCTATTGCCTCAGTTTGAATAAGCTGATGAATATTCTCACCTTCATAGAATCCACGCTCACCGCCCTCAATTTCAAGCACAGTACGTGTAGCAAATTCTGTCTCATATTGATCTATACCACGTATACCTGTATCAAGTTCCTCAGAGGAATATTCAAATAGTTCACACTGAACTTCAAAAGTAGGAAGATTGGAAAGACGGTAAAATGGCTTTTCGTGTTCGACGAACTTAATTTCAAATAATGAATTTGTCAGCGGAAGATATATTAGATCGCCTTCTTGTGGTCGTATCGCGCTTACGTCATTTTCGTCGAGATCAACAAGCTGCTGAAATCTCCTTTTTGAAACCACAAACGTTGCTTGATCTCGAATCTCAAGACCAAATTTGGATAACAGCGTGCCCTCACCCTCAAATCCTTCAGTGTTTGCAATATACATTTCAATAGTATATGCATCATCGAACCGAGAATAATCTTCGTTAAAAATCTCATCCTGTTCTATGGAGACTCGAGGAATATATAATATATCTTGCCCATACATACGAAGACCCTCGATTACAAGGTCCTCGTACAGATTTTGCTCAGTCCATACTGATGGTGAGAAATATACGTTTGTTGGTGGCATTATAGATTTTTAACCAACATGAAAGTCTATTGGATATTCATATTTAAGCTGCATCTCTTCCTCAATCTGCCGTATCTCTTCCGTTGCCTCATCAAACATTTGCTGACCGTTAAAAGTAACACCTCCTGGTAGTTCCATACCTTCAAACTTTTTAAGGTTTACACCCCACTGCCTTTTGAGGAGAGCAGTCAGGTATCGCTTAAGGAACATATCATTGTAGACATCGGTATGAGTATCAGGATCAAGAATGCGGTATCCTTCAATGACAACATATTCGCCAAGTTGAAGTTGATACTCCCAGTCAATATTAAGATAAAGTCTATTCATATGTCGATTAAATTCAACCTGTGGCGTACCATTAATCATCATATCAATGGTTGAAATATAATTCTGAACATGTACATAATTTGATAAACTACCGGCAAACCCCAAGTTATACATATCGTTTAATGCCATTTGATATCGCGCATCAAACATTGAGACCGAGGAATTGTCATAAGAAAGTGGTAGAATTTTAACGATGTTAATTACCGCATCGGGGATTGGAATCCATTCATTATCACGATCGTCCTGTGTAATCTCATGTTTAAAAAAATCATGATAGATTGCATCTGAATGGTATTCACGATAAAACTGAAGTGCCTCATCAACTCGATCCTCAATTTGATCTTCATCCAAATTTACTTCGAGTACTGGCGCACCAAGATTACGAAGACAGTAATTAATTAAGGATTTACGTGAATTTGGTATCATATTGAATATGCCTATGCAACCATCTAATATTTATTGGACGTTTGTTGTCTAATAGTTGGTAATTGTATTCGAACTTCCTTGATCTACATTTGTAGTAGGAAACTCACGGGTCACCGAGTCGTCGCCCCAGATAATACGAACGGCTCCTTGTCCGCCGGAGGTTCCTGATGCACTAGTATCGTCCTCAGTAGCGGCGCCGCCACCGCCGTATTCACCAGCTCTAGTGCTTGTAGGATCTGTTGGAGCATTACTTCCACCTACCGTGGATGGGCTTCCTGCAGTGCCACTTGCGCCTTCACCAAAAATTCCAACGCCGCCACCGCCGCCGTCTGCCCCTGGAGGTCGACTGTTCACATCCTGTCCACCGGCGCCGCCCCCACCAGAACCGTTAGCGTTTTCAGTACCACCGTTACCAGTATATCCGCCAGCACCACCGCCACCTGCGCCGGCACCGTTATTTTGCGCGTCGCCTCCGGCACCGCCGGATCCACCGCCATCTCCTGAAAAACTTCCTCCAGAACCTCCAGAAGCAGTTGAAGAGTTTGATATACCCAGACCGCCGCCAAAAGCTCTAACAACGAAAGATCCGGATCCTACATCGACAGAACTTTCGTCGCCCGTAGTTCCATCACTAGAAGTTGAACCGGCGGATCCTCCTGCACCAACTTCTACAACAATTGATGAGCCGGGTGTTACTGCAATATTATTTACCCAACCAAGACCACCACCGCCACCGGCTGATGCTCCTGGACCCGAGGTTCCACTGTTTCCACCACCACCACCGCCGCCGCCAACAGCGACAACAGAGATGGAAGTAACGCCATCCGGAACGGTCCAATTTGTTATACCAGTTGTTGTAAATACCGCTTCGCCGGCTGGTGCAATAGTGATAAAGGTTCCTCCTGAGAAACCTCGCGCTGAACCGCCGCCAAAGGTTGAGATCATAGGTGCCATTATAATATCTCTTTATTACGCAAACTGAGTCAGTGAGGCAAATATTTTTACCCCGGAAGTAGTGCCATCTTCATTCAGCAATGTAAAAGTATATGCGTCAATGCTATTTGGATTGCCTTCTGTAGGTGGCGAGCCGCCTTGCCAGAACGTTGTAACAGATTGACCTTCTACTGTAGGATTTTGAATATAGTATGCAGTAGAACCCTGAGTGGCTAAAATAACTATTGTAACAGCTTGGCCTATGTCAGTATAATCAGTGAATAAGCCCGAAGTAAATCCACCAGTAAAATTTATGTTAGTATCCGCAGTTTGTACACTTGTTAAATATCGAATTCCTGGGTCTTCGGCAGCAACAGAAAGATTTCCGCCAGTCGAACTTGATGTTATAAACTTTTCTTTAATGGATTCAAATGCTGATCCAGATGGACCTTCGGCAATAACACCTGGAAAAAGTCCCGATTTACTAAAAGACCAAACATCAAAGTTGGAATCATATGTAATACTTGCTTGTGCTGGCCCAAGATTAATGCCTACACCATCAGCAGATGCAGCGTCAAAAAGTGAATTACCAATGGTAATACCGCTGCCGATATCTAATCCTCCACCGACAGTTAATTCCCCACTGACAGTTATAATATCAAAGGATTCTCCTATTGTTAAATTTGGATTACCCTTAAGTGTTCCGTCAACAGTTACGTTAACCAGATCCGCATTTCTACTGTCGTCGATTACCGTTGTTCCAACTACCTTAATAGCCATCTTCGTACACCTTTAATACTATTAGCTTAATATTATTTATCAAATATTATAACCATTGTTAAATAGATCATCCACAGCATCCGACGAAATTTCCATTTGATTAATGACAGTCATAAACCAATCATCATATCTGTATACCTTATCGGCATATTGCCACTCGATTTCGGCTACAGTTTTTTTATCCGTGGGTAAATTTACTATCGAGTTTTCAAAATCGATTAGAATATTTGCGTTGTTAAGAGCTAGCCTTAGCTGCCTCATTGTAATAGGAAATCTTTTCAGATAATATGAACTTATACTACTTTCAAGTTCTTTAATTGTTTTCTTTGACATTATGGTCACCACACTTCTATATTAAATTGCTCTGATTTTTAAATTTTCTGATTCAGTAGACAGATTAGTAAAACGAACCACAGTTTGTTCTGGCTGATCGTAAGTATAATCAGTTCCCAATATTGCAGCCTCATTTTTTACATTTGCGTCATAATTAATATCAACCCCATTTGTAACAGGCGATGTTGTTGTCTGAGACGTAATATCAAAAATTATCCCAAGGTCGAGCGTATTAGTTACTGCAAAATAATCAGAATCAGAAGCTGATTGTAGCTGACTCCCATCCATTTTATTTGGGCTAATATTAATAGCTTCTTCTAAAGCATAATATATGTCATTAACTGTTGAAAGTTCCCAGGTTTCTGAGCCGTAAGTAACATTTGTATTAATTTCCCAATTACCAGAATTTAGTCTGACAATTTTTCTAACACCAGATCCGTTTAAAACCACGTCAAACGAATTGCGGTCATCTGTTGATATTCCATAGTATATCGACCCATCATTTTCCGTGTCGTTTGCTATCATATTATTAATATCTGCCCAGTATTCAGTATCAATTTGACCTTCGTTCGTAGTAATTGCAGACGACGTTTTATCTACCGCAATCAATGATAGACCTAGATCATACTCAAATACTGTGCCTTGATCCATTGCAAATAATTTACCGGTGTCTGAAAGAAATAGACCTTCAGGTGAGGATATCTGACCTGAAACCGACAAGGTTGGACCAGTGGAGATTGATGAGGTCGCATCCCACGGAGTAGACAAAATATACTCAACGACGGTATCATTGCTTTCAAGCGCAAACAACTTACTGCCAGTATTCTGATCTATATAAAATGCATCTATGGTGTTAGATGTGAAAGTTTGCTGGCCTGAAGACGATAGAGTCGAAATATTCCAAGGAGTCGAAAGATCATACTGATGTATTTCTCCACCACTTGACGTATACATCCGAGTACCATCATTCTTAAAAAATAGACCTTCGGTGCCGGTAACACTTGCACTACGGGTCAAACTTGCAGTATCAATATCAAACGGCGTAGATAAACTATACTGTTCCATA